AGGCGCTAAATTTAATGCTATGCAGACATTTATGCAGGCAGCAGTAACTGGAATGCGGGATTCTTTGGTTGATGGCTTTGTTAAGATAGTTAAAGGCGAATTTGAAAGCCTTAAAGATGTTGTTGTAAGTTTCGGCGATTTAATGCTAAAAACCATTATGCAGATAATGGTTAATGCTGCGTTGATTAAAATAGGCCTTGGTGGATTTTTAGGTTTCGGAGGCGGTTTCGCGCATACCGGCGGTTATGTTATGTCTGATTTAGATAGTTTTGGTTATGGTAAAAGGAAGAAATTCCACTCCGGCGGCGAAGTCTCGGCAACGTTACTTGAAGGCGAAGGCGTGTTAAACCGAGCTGGCATGCGTTCTTTAGGAGTAGATAATCTAAACAAGTTAAACCGCGGGGAACAGGCTGGCGGAGGAACAGTCATCAATAATTATTATATCCAGACTATTGATGAGCGTTCTTTTAGGGAAAGACTACAGCAACACGGTGATATCTATGCCGGAGCCTCAGAGGGAGCCATTCGAGATAACCAGTCTTTACGAAGCACTTCACAGAGGTGGGGATAATATGGCAAATTCAGATATCTTAGATTTGCAGCCCGAATTTGGCCTTTCTGAAACAATTTTTTTCAATTCTGTTATCACTGAATCTGAATCTGGCAAAGAATACCGCGACGCCTTATGGGATCACGGATTAAGGGAATATCGGCTTTCTTGTAAATTTCTTACTCAGGCAGCGATGAATATTATTTGGAATTTTTATATAAATAGATTAGGCGCTTATGATTTTTTTCTTGTTAAGATATTAACAGAATTTGAGGCTTCAGCTGAAAATGTCGGCACGGCGAATGGTTCGACTGCTGCTTTTCTATTAGGCAGTTTTCCAGTGGATACATCAGCAAATCATTCCTGCACCGTCGGAGGCGTAGCAAATACTAATTACACATTAAGCAATAATTTTACCACGGAAAAATCTTATATTACTTTTTACCCAATACCTGCAAGCGGGGCTATCTTGGTAACTTACGAGTATTATTTTAAGGTAAGATTTGCTGAAGATAAGCTAACCAGAGAACTCGCCGCGTATCAGTTATTACATGCCGGTATGGTTTTAAAAGAGGTGCGTTGGACAACTTATAATACTCCAGTGGGGAATTCTAGCTCTTCAAGTTCATCTTCAAGCATATCATCAAGTTCTTCAAGTTCAAGTTCTTGGTCTAGTTCTTCAAGTAGTTCGTCAAGCAGCAGTTCTTCATCCAGTTCATCAAGCAGCAGTTTTTCCTCATCTAGCTCTTCGAGTTCAAGCTCTTCTTCAAGTTCAAGTTCTTCGAGTTTTTCCAGTTCATCTAGCTCTTCAAGTTTCTCATCTAGTTCATCAAGTTCTTCAAGTTCAAGAAGTTCTAGTTCATCAAGCAGTTCTAGTTCATCAAGCAATTCAGGAGCTTAATTATGTTAAGCCTATCAGCAACATTAATCGCTATTAAAAATCAAGCCTTACATAAACCAGTTGAGATCCACGATTTATACTTAGGCAGCCAGACTCTCGAAGATTCAAATACACTGCATTTCGTTCATTTCTATCGGGCTATAACTTTTTTCACCTATATCGGACATATTGCACAAAGTTATACTCCTTTAGGCGTATTAAGGACTGGCGTGAAAAGAAACGCTAAGGGAGAGATAGAACGCGTCAATTACCGTCTAGACAATGTCAATAAGGCAATGGGCGCCTATGCGGCGGCTCATGATTTCCGCAATAAACGGGTAGTTACACGGCTAATCTTTCGAGACCATTTAAGCTCCTATCTGGATGCAAAAGTGGTTTTTGACGGGTTTATCCAGTCTATAGCTTTTCCGGAAAAAAGAGCTGAAGCAACCTGCGTTCCGATAATCGGTTCGTTGAATTTCGAGACCGGCTGGCCATATCAGATACAATGTAATGCTAAATTTGGAGACAGTTATTGTACTGTTAATAAAGAATTAGCCGCAAATAAGGTTACAGGCGCCGCGACTGGTGGGACTACTACAACGCTTATCGATACAGCTAATCTAACTCATGCAGATGATTATTGGAATTATGGAGTAGTTACTTTTACTTCGGGAAATAATAACGGAGACTCAAGAAAGATAGTCGATTTTGATAGTGCTACGGCCACTTTTGATTATGCTTTAGATAATGCTGTAGCAGTCGGAGATACATTTATCATTTATCGCGGCTGTGATAAAACTTTAGCTATGTGTACTACGCCATATGCTAATACTGCTAATTATCATGGTTTTCATACAATACCATTGACAAAATGATGGAAGAATTTGATAAAAATAAACTTATCGGAATACCCTTTCGGCTTAATAGAAAGGATTTCTTTGGTTGTGATTGCCGAGGTATTGCCTGGCTGTATTATAAATATATAAAAGGCAAAGAATATCCATTCACCGACGGAAAGAATATATTTTTTAGAAATAGAAAAAATGATATTGAACGTATGGTAAATGTTATAAAGACCTTTGCTAATCCCGTAAGTTTTAACGAATTGCAAGAAGGCGACATAGTACTTGTTAAGAATACAGGGGATATCGGGGCTTTAGGTGTATGTATCAATGATAAACAGCTTTTGCATATGGATAAAGTCGTCGGCTCTTGCCTTACTAAATTAAGGTATTTAAAAGATTTCTTTTTGATAGGATATCGCCCTTATGATTAAGAAAATATTTTTTCTATTATTATTTCTATTAAGTTTTTATAACTACGCTTATGCTGACCCTGTTTCGATAGGTATATTTGTCGCTACCACATTTTTTGGCGGAAGTGTAATCGCCTTTGCTGCGACTGTCGCTATCATTCATTTAGCTATAATAGGCACGATCGTCTATTCTATTTATACTGCGGTAAAGGCCTCTCAATTAAAAGACAAATTAAAACAACCTACTTCCCGCTATTCCGCGCCGATAATAGACAATACCTTTTCTAATGAAGGAATTGTTCCAATAATTTATGGCGGGCCTATTGTTGTTGGTGGAAATATCATCTGGCAGTCAGATCCCGGGACTACGGTGCAAAGGTTTTTAGCGTTAAGCGTAGGAGAAGTTTCCGCGATTACTAATGTCCAAATTGACGAACAAGATATCGCTGGATTATCTGGTTGTAACTATACTCCTTATTATGGAACTGCTACGCAAACGCCAGACTCTCGAGCTGACGGAGTTGTAAAAGGGCTGCATCATCTTGCATATCTAGCACTAACTATAACTGCCGGAGATAAGGTAAGCAGCAATCCAGTTGTTTATTCAAGAGTAACCGGAAGGAAGATAAAAACGTGGAACTCAATTATAAACAACTGGGATAGCAATGCGGTAAGCGCTTCTAAAAATCCGGCTGCGGTTATCAGAGATTATCTATTATTAAGCACTACCTTAGGGGGCTGCGGCTTATCTGAAAGTTTCATTGATAATGATAGTTTTGGGGATGTTGCAGAGGTTTGTGATGAGTTAGTGGATAACGGCGCGGGCGGGACTGAAGCCAGATATGAACTGGATATAATTATCGACACTAAAAATCCAGTATTGGATAACTTGGCAAAGATGCTGGTTACTTTTAATGGCGGGTTGATTAGAAGCGCGGGTAAATATAAATTAGTAATCGAAAAAGCCAGCCAGACAGCAGTTCAGGCTTTTACTGAAGATAATATCACTCGCGGCACCTTCGTCTATGGCTATGGAAAAGTGGAAGATACGCCGAATAAATTGGGCGTGGAGTGGTTTTCCGCATTAGAAGCGAAAAATCCTAAACGCATTGCCTGGGTCGAAGATGAATTAGATCAGGAAATACACGGTGTACGTGATGAAACTATAAGCGCAATGGGGATAATCAGGCAGTCTCAAGCTAACCGCATTGCTAAAAAGATAATGTATGACCGCAAGATTAATGATATCTGGTGCGAGTTTGAAAGCAATATGTCAGCAATGCACTGTGAGCCTTTTGATGTTGTTTCGGTTACTCATTCCCGGCCAGACTGGACTGCGGCATTATTTCGGATTATTGAAATAAATGAGGCAAACTTCGGAAATGCCAAATATCTTTGTCAAGCTTATAATAGCTCAGTCCTTAATGACAGTTATGGCACCGGATTTGATGATTGGGATTATGGTTCGCCGCCTAACCCCTATGAAGCAGTGCCTGATGTTACCAATATTGCTTTATCAGAGGTCGGCTGGGCTAATACCGACGGGACTTGGGTGATAAATATCGATGTTTCTTGGACTGCGCCGGCAAGCAAGAAAGAACTGTTGCGGCTTTACATCATTGAGTTAAAAAAAGGAAGCGACGATTATAAGGCTTATGGAGTAGCACAGGCTTCAGCCACTACATTTAGGATAAGCGGAAATCTTAAACCTGCTGAAACTTATTATGTGCGTATAAAAACGCAGTCAAAATACGATATTATCTCAAACGGGACAGTTTCAAATCCTATAACATTAGTCGGAAACACGGCTGCTCCTTCCAATGTTACGAACTTCAGTTATTCTTGGGGCAAGAATTTAGAGTTAACTTGGAATATAGTAACTAATGTAGATTTACAAGGTTATGAAATCCGCGATGAAGACACTAATTTCGGTACTGACGACAGCCATTTGATTTATCGCGGCTTGGCAAATAAGAAAGTTTTAATTCCTTCAAGTAGAGCTCCGGGCACTTATTATATCAAGGCTATTAATACCAGCGGAATATATTCTTTGGCTTCTACGCATATTACACCTACAAATCCCGCACCGGCAGTTCCTTTATCATTAGAAAAGGCAGTAGTTTTTAATATCGGAAGGCTATATTGGACTGACGATACTGCCACTGATATTGAGTATTACGAGGTCTATGTCTCAAAAACTAATGCTTGGGCAGGCGAAGAAGTTTTATATTCAAGAGTATCAGGCAAGGAAGCCCCTATCAGTGGTGAGTCTTCGCAAAACGGAATGTCAGACGATAATGGCGTAGCTAATACTAATTATGTAACAGATTTAGATTTATCTGGCTGGGGGCCTGATTATTGGAAAGGGAGTTATATTGAGATAGTCTCTGGCACTGGTTCAGGACAGGAGTTAAAGATATCCACTTATGATACTACCTTAGGCAAGTTTACTATGGTAAGTAATTGGGCGACTAAACCTGATACTACTTCTAAATTCTTCCTTCATCCAGTCAGGTATTATAAAGTAAGAGGCGTTGACGGTTTCGGTCCTGGGAACTTTACTGCCGCCTGTGAAGTCAAATATATCGAATTTACCGAAGGCATGCTTTCAGACGCTATTATCACGGCGCGGAAAATCTACGCTGGAGAAGTTATTACCTTATCAGCGCAGATAAAAGACGCGATAATCACTTCGGCTAAAATACTAAGTCTGGCCGCGGATAAAATAGTTGTCGGGACGCTAACTGGCTTTACTATCCAGACTGCTGCTTCTGGTTCAAGAGTAGTATTAACGCCGAGTTCTTTGATATGCTATGACAATTCCGGAAATGAAGTGCTTAAAGTATTGCTTACAGGCGACGATGTTGGCGATGTTATTATCGGCGACTATGCTAATGCCAAAGGGATAAAATGGGATAAATCCGCCGGAACTTTTGCTATTAAAGGAGTGATAACCGCTTCTTCAGGCGATTTTACGGGAACGGTAAATGTCGGCACTGCCGGCAAGGTTTATATTGATGGCGCTAATGAAGTAATTAAGGTTTATGATGCTTCTAATAATTTAAGGGTAGAATTAGGGAAGTTAAGTTAAAATGAGCACTTATGGATTAAGGGTAAAAGATAGTGCAGGAAATATAAGATTAGATACATCTGATATTGCTGCAAGAATTAGATATAATAATGTTGTTGCGGCTGGTGCTAGTAGCTCAACAACATTATCTGATATTTCAGGGAAAACTACTTATGCTTTTTCTATACCATTAGAAGCGAATAAATTAGCACATAGTGTTTCTATCAGCGGAACTACTTTTTCTTGGGCAGCTCAATCTGTAGATGGAGAATGGTTTAAAATAAGTAGTAGTGAATCATTAGTAGGTGTTATAATAGTAGATTAATATGAGTTATGGATTACTTATAAGAAATGACGCAGGGGCAATTCAAATAGATGCTACATATAAAAATTACTGCCTATTTGCTCACGGTGAAGGAGTTACAACCTCAGGAACTCCAGGTAATTATTATACTGCTACTGTAACTTTTTCTTCTTCTACAACATATCCACCCTTAATCGCTCTTAAACCAAGCTCTAGTGCATATTGTGGTTTATGGCGTTATACCAAATCTGGAAATAACTATACAGGGTTTGTAGTTATTTCAGAGGCAAATACTACGGTTACATTTGATTGGATGGCATTTTTGCCTAATGAAACTAAAAGTTCAGTAGCTTATGGATTAAGAGTTTATGATGCGACTACTACATTAGTTTTCGATAATGGATATACCGTTTCACCTGGATATAATAGCCAATCAACGATTACGCATCCTTCGGATGCCAACGCTTATTTTATTATGTCTCCTTGGGGTGAATGGGATACGCTGGAAATAGGACCTTGGCCACCGGGATCTCTTCTTATACGTTATTTCGCCATGTTGAAATATATTAGTGCAACGGAAGTTAGTTTCGGTGGTAAATCAGCAATAAATTATTATATACCAGCTGAACAATCTGATGAAGGAGGATATTGGCCATCATGGACAATCTTAACCGTAAAAAAGGCATTTTGATGAAAGCTGTTATTATTGTAATATTAATATTTTTTCTAGCTAGCTGTTCTTCTATTAACACTAATATAGAAGATGAACGGGATTTCTTTAATCAATATTATATTAAAGTTAGAAATAATATGTTTCTTGATGTTCCTGAATATCATTCATTAAAAGATAGAATTTCTAGACAAGAATATAGAATTTTACCTAGTTATTTACAATATTACTATGAAAAAGAATAGCCAATGTGCCATCTAAAAAGAATTGATGCCAATCTGCAATTAGAAATCTTTGAGGAGATATTTTTATACGCAATAGAAGTA